AGTGTTTCTTAGGCTGGTGGCAAGTAGTTGGGCGGCCTTGTCATCTTCCATAAACGCTTTCACGGCGTCAAATGCGACAACAGCCAAACCACCTATGGCGGCGGCGGCAGGTAAAGCGGCTTTCTTGATAGCAAACTGGGCTTTTTGCCCTGCTGTTTCTAACTTCTTAAATTCTCTAATGGCGCTGTCAATGCCCTTACTGTTAAAATCTGACAGAATCGGTATTGAGATAGCCATTAAAACACCTTCAAATTCTTGTTTGCTTCAGCCATGACACCATCAACTACCTTTTGTATTTCGGTTGTCAGGTCGGCTATTTTTGCCTCAAATACTGGCCAGATAACACGGCTGGCAGAACGCCCAAACTTAGTGCTGAACGCTGTACCTAACGGGTTGTTGTTGGCACGGCCTGCAATGTCAAAGATTGCGGCCGCAGGGTTCTTTTGCATAACCGAAAAGGCGGCGCCTTGTTTCTTATTGTTGACACGGACAGCAACACCACGGACAGCCTTAGAAGCAGACAACGGGAATACTTGGCGGCCACCTGGTGACCAGTTGCGTTTTGTGCCACTAGGAAAACGGTTGTCATCATAGTTTGACTTCATGGCGTCGGTCATCGGTTTAGCAATTTCTTTCATGTTTGCCACATACGCTTTACGGAAACCAGGTTCAACTTTGTTCAAGTATTTAACAGCGTCTTTGACACCATTAACTTGAAGCGTTAAATCGGTTGCCATGGCTATTTTCTACTTTCGTTCAGTACCTTTATGACCGTCGCTAGGTCATTAGTATCAAACTCTACTTGCTGTGGCCAGTACCCTGTCGCTACTAAAACTTGCGCTAAAGCGAATCTGTAGGTACTGGCACGGTAGGGCGTTCAGCCTCATTGTCGACAACCTCAAGCAACACCAGGCGCTTAATGAAATCGTCTAAAACGATAGGCACAACTACATTGTGCTGTTGGCATGCCTGGTGGGCGAGATACGCCAAATCTTCAATGCCGATACCGCTGGCCATGTCGCTGGCTTTACGCTTAAATTTTCTTTCCCACGAAACAATGGTGAAAAGGTTGGTAGATACTTCTACAGGGCCTTCGCCCTGGTCGACTCTAAGTGTTAGTTGCATGTCGGGCCTTTGCTGTTGGCGTTGCTAAATCAGGAAACAATGGTGGAAAGAACCCCACCCTTAAAAGTAATTGAAATAGTGCTTAACTCTCCCATAGTCGCGTTGATAACGGGCAGGCTTTCTAAATAGCACCCAACTAATTCGAAGCGTGGTTCCGTGGCGCTGGCCGTTGTTAATCCGGCAACGGTGTTAGAAACTTTTACGGTGGTGGTGGTGCCAACTAATGCGGCCAAGGTGGCGTAGGTTTCGGTTGCGGCGTAACTCATATACAAGTCAAGAGTAATTTCTTGGTTGTAAAGACCAGCAACAAAAACCCGTGAGGTGCCACCAAAGGCGGTTGCCTCAAGCGCCTCTGCCATGTTGGTGACCGTGGCGCTGGTGCATTGGTCGGTCAAAGAAACGCTGTTGACCATTACGCCAGGATTGCTGAGATAAGTACTTGTCGCCATTTTGGGTTAGTCCTTCTTTGTGTGTGTTTTAGTTTTAGCAGATTTTGGGGCTACTTTGTCGCTAACAATTTCGTCAGATTCAATAAACCCGTGGGCTAGTAACGCTTCAATGTTTGTGCCGGCACCAGGCACAAACTCTGTACCTACTGTCCCGATTTTGTCGCTAATAATTTTGTATGTCATTTTCACCCTGTCTGTGCTTGCATGTCTATGGATAGGTCATAGGCGGCGAAAGTTTGACCGCCAATCGGAATGTAACCAGGGCGCCCCGATTTCACGGCGACATTCTTAGCCAAAATGCCCGCAGACATGCTTAAAACATTGCGTAAGCCGTCCAAATTGCCTGGCCCTAGTGTCACTACTTTTACCGAAAAATTCATGGTGACAATGTTGTAGTTGAAACAGTCAAAACTGGGGGCGTCAATAAAGACACAAGGCGGGTTAATTTTTTCGGGGTCAAAGACAACCCGTAGCCCTGTGATGGTTGCCAGGGTTGTAGCCAAATCGTCTATGGCCTCATTGAACAGGTCGGTGTAAACAGTCATCAGGCAACCGCTGGCCGTGGGATACCGGCTAGTTGTTTAATGAGTGGGGACAAACCCGAAACTGTGGCTACGCCCATATCGCTAAAACTTGCGAATTGGTCTATAGCGCCACGCTGTCTATAAATTGACCCGCCCATCATAATGGTGGCTAATTCGACATCACCGCTGGGGGCCGTAGTTAAAGAGTCCGTATACCCTGACTCTTGCCTACGCCGAAAAATAAAATTGTTGGCGCTTGAAGCACATTGAGCCAAGAAACTGGTTTCGTCAACCGAAGCCAATGCAATGCCCAGCCATGTGCCTATTTGTGTGCCGGTCACCCATGTGCAGGTTTCGGTGTATGTCAGGGTGCCTTGTGGGATTGCGGCGCTTCGGTCAAGGTTGTCGCCAACATCATAAAACAACACCTGGTTAGGTATCGGGTAGTTGTAGTCAAATGTTAAATCGCCACTACTAGTTACACCTGTAAACAGGTATGGGGGTAAGTTGTAAACATTGTGTGTACCGTTCAAACCGTGGCCTAAGCCAGCCAGCGTAAACGGTAAACCCAAGTCCAATTCAGGTTCAGTTAGCGTTTGTACCACAGCGTAATCGTCTAAACGCTGGTGAAAAATTACCTGGTATACAGCCATGGGCGGCTAACCGCCTTTCGACTAAGCCTGGGTGATTTTGCGAATCATGCTTGAGTTAGCGGCGAAAGTAGCGGCGTAACCAAACATTGACATGGTACGGGAAACGGTGCTGGGGTTCTCAACCGAAAGCAGGCCACGGTCAGCACGGTAAATTTCGTAAGCGTTAGCGTTGAAAATCACCATGGTCTTAGCGGCGAAGTTACGGTCAACAATGATGTTGAGACCTAGCGGGTTCATGCCGGAATAACTTACGGCTGAACCAGCGCCAAGGGTGTTCTGTCCGACAAGGCCAGGGGCACCAATAGCGGGGAAAATTGGGCGCTTATTGTCGTCGACTAGTTGACCAATCAATCCCCAGGTTGCTGGGTCAACAGCAATATGGGTTGGCAAGAAGTTGGTAGCGGCCGCTGAAGTTACGGCACAGTCATAAATTGACTTGATTAAATCTTCGGGGGTCAAGTCCCAAACACCGTCAGAACTTGCGGCGGTTACAAGGTTGTCGCAAGCAAAGTTGTCAATAGCCAAAAGGTACTGGCCTGCCAAGTCCTGCATAATTACGGCCATTGCGGCGGGGTCTGTAAAGTCAACCGTTTGGTAGGACAAGGTTGTGGCACCAGCAAAAGTTTTCTTTGTAACCGTGTTGGCGGCAATAACGCTGGTGGTTGCTGACACGGCGTCAAGTTGGGCGGCCTGTTCTGCAACTGTGGGGTGGGTTGTCCATGTTGGGCGAATAAAGGTTGAACCAGTACCGCCACCAGGCATAGCCCTAGTTCCCACGGCTGTCAAAAGCGGGGCAATGTAGTTAATATCCGCAAACACAGGCCCAAGCAACGGCAACGGAACGACACCGGCCACATTCGAAGTTACGACATCGCCAGCGGCCGCTTCAATGGGCGACTTGTGGTAGGCACGGTAATCTTCCCAAACTTTGTTGGCGTTAGCGGCTTCAATTCCACCCTTGTGGATTGCGGCCATGAATTCAAAAGCGTTTGGCAAACGGGGTTCACGCTTCGCTGTTGCAAAAATCGGCGCCGTTGGGATAGTTACTTCTTCGATAACTTCGGGGGTTTCCATTGCGATTTTCTCCGTTACTGGTTCTACGGCTTCGGGTTCTGAGGCCGCTACTTGGCTTATGGTACTACCTTTGAAAGCGGCCGTGGGGACAAGGCTGATTTCCATGAAATCACACGCTTGCACGGTCATGTTGCCTTCTTTGTCGTAAGAAAATTCGGTGGGATTTACGCCTACGGACAGTTCCATAATTCCATCGGCGGCCAGCACTAGGGCTTCATCGCCTAATTCGGTGGCGCTAATTTTCATTGCGATAAGCATTTCAGAACCTGTGTCAACCCGTTCAGTTACAAGGCCCACCGGCATGGTGCTGTCGTGGTACATGAAAACACGGGGCTGGCGCCCGTCTACTGGTAGTGAACCTGGTGCAAACGACACCGTGGTGCCATCGCTTACGGTTGCAAAAGTGTTGTATTGAACGGCTACGCCCGTGATAGTACGGCGGGGTAATCCGTCAGGGCCAGCGGCTTCGACAGCAAAAGTATTGGCGTTAAAAGTAATCATTAGGCTAGTTCTTCCTGTGTGTTTTCTTGTGGTGGTGTTTCGGGCATTTCAGGGGTTTGCATATATCCCATATCTTTTTCTTCGGTCATTAAGTAATCGTCGGTGTCCCAACATACATAAGTACCACGGGGCAACTGTTGTGACAGGGCGTCAGTAATTGCCTGGGCGTACATTGACAGGCCGAAAGTCCAAAGGTCAGACTTGGCGCCTTCGCTATTTGTGTAGGCGTAACTACCTGTTGAAATACCCAATAGATACGGGGGAATATTGCACAAGTTAGCGATTTGCTTACTTTGATATTCGGCGGCGTCAATCAAAAGCATTTTGTCAGGCGTTGCCGAAGTTTCGGTGTACGACAAGTATTCGTTTAAAGCGGCTGTTTGGTTTGTTGCTCTTGCCTGGTTAAACGCTTCAGCCAATGCGGCCAGTTCTAAAGCGCTTAACGGTTCCCCGCCAGTTTGTTTAAGTACGCCTGCCGGTATGGCGCTACTTGCGTTTCGATAGCGGGCATCTTCTAATTTAATTGCCGTTGCTATCGTTTGTTCACTCATAAAAATCATGCCTTGGGTTGGGCTGTAAATCTGTACTACATCTTTGGGGTCTATAGCGCCACCGTTGAAATAGATTTCTTTTGACTTACCAAACCACACAGGCCCGTTTTGGTCAGGTGTCGTAATTGACCCCTGGGGTAAGCGGGTGGCGCTGGCCATGTAACCGTCTTTGGTTCTAGAAGTAATAAAAAGAAAACAGCGGCCGAAGAAAAAAAGGTCGTCAAATACCCAAGGGAACAGGAAACTGTTAGGCATTTCGGGGTCAAGTTGTCGAAGCCAAGAACGGGGCGCCAACGGTACTTCTTCCATTTCGCCTTCGGTTTCGTTCCATTTTTCGCTGTACATCATTAGTTGCATACTGGCAAGAACTGAAGCCATAAGGTCACGGCTTCGACTAATGGCGGCCACCGACATGGCACGGTTTCGCAATAGTCCCGCCTGGTAAGACCACCAGTCACCAATAAGGTTTGGGCCAGCAACTTGGGAACTGTAATAGGCGCCACCTACAGCGGCCGCTTCAATCTTCGGCTGGGGACTAATAGCCGCTTTATTCACTTTGTTACTACTAAAAATTCCCATGTCGGTTTTCCTTTAGGGGGTGTCCCTGCCCTGCCCGACGCAGGGCAGGAACTAAACAAAGATTAGCGTTACCTGAAGTCACGGTGTCGTAGATACAGCAAACATAGGTTTACCTACAACCTTAGGGCGTGACGATTCGGCAATAGCCCAAACCATGCACCGGCACAGTTCAATCGGGCCAGGCGATTTTTGAGAACTTAGAACTACACCGCCACCAGTTTTAGTTAACACGGCCCTGTTGGTATGTTCAGCCAAAGACAGTTCACCACGGTGCCTTACCTTGCCTTCAATAATCATTTTTTGTATAAGGCCCGAATATTTTAAAAGTTCCCCGTAACCAATAACCGATGTTCTGCGTTCCAAAGTTGGCGGTAAATGTAAATGTAACGCTGGCGTGATAACCAGCCTGACCGAAGTATCAGCCATAACCCGTTCTATTTCTTGCCACATTAAATCTTCGGTGTCTACCATAAATTCAACAGACACATGGGCTTTAGATTCATGCACCGATGACCTGACGCCCACATAGCGCCCGTCGGTTAGGTCGGTGTCAACAGCCAACACGCCACCAGGCGGCATAGCCATGTCGGTTTTTTGTTTGTCCCAAACGCCAGGCTGAAGCCAGGCGCCACGGGCCGAAACCCACATGTTTAAGTGTGCCCGTAGGAAACTGTCTTTTTTGCTGACTGCCCGTAACGCTTCGACTGTCACTGTTTGCCCCATTGCAGGGTTGGCCATTTCCCAGTTGCTTTCTAAACGGGGGTCACTGCCAGGCGCCATGCTGTATTCGGCAAAATACATGTTGCCAGTAGTGCCGTTGTCAATTTCTGATATAGCGGCCTCACGGTATGCAATCATGTCGATACTGCTTTCATCGCCAGCGGTTGACCACATAGACAGCAAAGGGTTAGCCCTAGCAATCTGACTGGGGCGTAGGGCCAAATCCACTACCCCGTTCACATTCCACCATTCGTCAACCACGATTAAGTCATATGACCCACCATGCAGGTTTGGGGTGGCGGCCCTCACTTCCCAAGTAGAACCATCAGGCATTTTTACTGACTTACGCCCTAAAGCGTTAGCCGCTTTCCCCCCGAATTTGTCCACAAGTATTGGGGCAATAGCACTAAAAATCGCTTCAGCCCTATCAAGTTTATTAGCAACCGAAAGCACCGCCTGAGGCTTGCCACGAAACGCCGCTATGTCTGTTAAAAACGCCCCAATAAGCGCCTGAAGAGCAACACTCTTACCCTGTTGTCTAGCCGTGGATACCAACGATTCACGAAACTGCAAATTGCCTTTACCGTCATGAGACAACTGGCCGTTTAAAACATGCTTTTGCCAGGCCATCAGTTCAATGCCCATATGGCTAGAAGCCCACTCAGAAATCCCCTCCCCAAAACTGTGCTGATTCAAGCCAACCGTTTCAAGCCTGGGTAAATGCTGTTTAGTCGCTACTAGTTCCGGCTGATTACCGCCAGTTTCCCCCAAAA